GTATTGAAGGGCCAACAGGGGCTATACCGATTCAACAAGCAGACAATTCACCTAACAACCTATGAGCAGCAAAGCATTTCAGAACGCAGACAAGCTGAACGATATTGTAAACGTAAAGGACTTCGGCGCGGTTGGGAATGGAATAACGAATGATACGGCGGCGATTCAAGCGGCGATTGATTATGTTGCAGCAAAGAAAGGCGGAACGGTTGTTTTCACCGATAGATACTTGATTGATGGAAACTTAATCGTCAAAGACTACGTTACCCTGCAAGGGCCGCTTGGTTTGCCTGACGAGATACTTCCGGCAACATCAGCGGATTACGATAGTCAAAGCGGAGTGCTTATATTGAACTCTGCTGCAACAATCTACACGAATGACGGAGCGTCTGTTTGCAACTGTCTGATTATCCGCAAGGGGTTAGACCTTCCATTTGCAGATGCTGCTGCTGCTACGGCTGGAATTACCGCTTTCGCTGGAACCGCATTAACCGTCGCTGGAGCTGGTTCATATTTCCATCACCTTTTAATTCTTGGGTTCAACCAAGCCATTTTTTCGGAAAACTTTGAGCGCATACGTTGCGAGTATGTGCAAGGCGATTGTACAAACGGAATCCACCTAAGAACCGTTTATGACATTGCTTACGTTGAGAATTGTCATTTCTGGCCGTGGACAACAACGCACAACAGTTGGACGATTGGATCTCCGGCAGTGCTACTGAAACGAAGTGGAACAGCATACAGGTTCTCGAATGTTTGCGACTGGGGAAAACTTACAAACTGTTTCAGCTACGGATACGAAACTGGTTTTGAAGTTGATTCATGCGACCATGTAAACATTATTGGATGTGGCGCAGATCATTATGATCCAGATGCAAATATAACTTCCGTTGGTTTTGCAATTAAAGGCACATCTGAAAATACACTCTTGCTTGGATGTCAAGCAGCGGCTCAGGCATCTGGAGTTGAAATCAACACAACAGACCCAATAGCTGTAAACTGTCACCGCATACAAAGTTGCAATTTTTGGGAAAACGATTCGTCTGCCATAGCTATAATTCGAGGACGCGCAAACATTAGCGGCTGCGAAATGAAAAGTGCTGTTGCTGGCGCAAATGGAATTGTTCTGTACGACACATCAGATGGCGCGACTGTTATTGGAAATGATTTTTCATCATTTGCAACCACTGTTGCTTTTGTTGGAGCTTCTGCTGCCGTTGCAAGAAAATCGGCTTTTTATGCTAATAGATTTACAAACTGCATTGATGTAACTGGACAAACCATTTCCATTCCAGCAGGCACGTTGAACTATTTAAGAGCAACAACAGCAGCTTCAATATCAACTGGATTTTATGTTGACGGAAGAACATCGAGAGGCACTTTCGATGCGCCAACAGCTAGTCAGATATCAGACAATACCATAGCCTTTCGAGGCATTTTATGGGATGGAAGCAATTACCAAGTATGCGCTCAAATACGCGCTCAAGCTTCCGTAAACGCATCTGCTGGAAATGCGGGTGGGCAATGGGTTATCTCTACAACACCAGCAGGCACCGTAAATCCTGTTGACAGGTTGAGTTTGCTTGATTCTGGGCATCTCGCACCCCTGGCTGATAACGCATACCTAAATGGCATCAACGGCAAAAGGTGGTCTGCAATCTGGGCTGCAAATGGCACTATTCAAACTTCAGATGCACGCGAGAAAACTAACATTGCGGATTCAGCGTTGGGTCTGAATTTCATCAACGCACTTCGCCCAGTTTCTTACAAATGGATTGAAGGAAGCAAAGAGGTTATTCGGCAAGTCTTTAGGGACGCGCAAGGAAACGAATGTGAAGCAACTGCGGATGGGGCTGTTCCTTCCGAAATCATCACCAAATCTCTAGCGGGTCAGCGAACTCATTGGGGCTTGCTGGCGCAAGAAGTAAAAGAAGTTTGCAACGAAGCTGGCGTTGATTTTGGTGGATGGGTGCTTGCCAACAAGGACGACCAAGACAGTCAACAGTCTCTCAGGTACGACCAGTTTATCGCGCCTCTTATCAAGGCCGTGCAGGAGCTTTCCAAGAAAGTTGCAGAGCTTGAATCAAAGTAACCACACCACGCACCTATGAGCAGCAAATTATCTAAGACTGCCCCTAAAAACCCCCCTCCCATCGACATCGAGCTTCTTTGGTTTGACCCTAGGAACTAATGCACCACCTCGCCCACCCGCTCATCGCAAAACACACACACCCATGAAATACATCCTCGCTCGTTTACTGGAGCCGTCCACATGGCGCGGCATTATCGCCCTGCTAACGGTCTTTGGAGTTCGCATTGCGCCCGACCAAGCAGACGCTATTCTCGCCGCCGGCGCGAGCGTCTATAGCGCCATCAACATCTTTCGTAAGGAGAACCCGTGATAGCCGACATCTCACTTGAACCCATGGTAAACCAACTTGTTGCTCAAGGGCCGCTCGCGTGCGCGATGGCAGTCGCTATCTGGTACCTCAGCAATAAAATCCGCGAGTGCGAGGACGACCGGAAGGAGCTGTGGAAGAAAGTGAGCGAAATCTCGAAACGGTTTTTCCAAGATCACAAATGATTCTCTCTGACGACGGTCTGAAGCTCATCATCGACTTCGAGGTGGGCGGCGGTGAGGATTACTACCGCAAGTTCCTCCAGAGCCCCACTTGGCCTGGGGAGCAGAGCGGAGTTACGATTGGGATTGGCTACGACTTGGGCTACACCACACCGCAACAGTTCAAGGAAGCGTGGGAGGAACTTCTCCCTGAGTCCGACTACCTTGCGCTCACCGCCGCCCTCGGCGTCAAGGCCAACGCAGCCCGTAAACTTCTGCACGACTCCCCAACGATGCGCTCGATCGTCGTCCTCTGGCAAAAGGCCGTCGAGGTCTTCCAAAACAACACCGTCCCGAAGTTCTACCTCCAGATGCTCCGCATCTACCCACAGGCAGAAGATTTGCCTGACGAGGCGCGAGACGCACTTATCTCCTTGGTGTTCAACCGTGGAACAGCCCTCTCGGGCGAAAGACGCTCGGAGATGCTGGGCATCCAGAACGTCATGCGAGACCGCCGGTTCTACGACGTACCAGAACTAATCCGCTCGATGAAGCGGTTGTGGCCTAACACCAAAGGCTTACAACGCCGCAGAGACGCTGAAGCTGCCCTCTTCGAGAAGGCTCTGGAGCCTAGGCGTAAGCGATAAACTCCAGCCCCTTGCCTTCAATCTTCGGGAGCATACCGTTCTCGTCGTAAATCCCTGCGCCCTTTGGGATAATGGTGTCCGGTGGCAGTGCGCTGCCCATGGTTGCAATCGGCCCTGAATCGGAATGCACCTTGGGAGCGAGGACAATCATCCCCGCTTGGATGCCGTGAACACCGGTGAATCGCTGAATGAGAGTATCGAAAGAGACTGGTTCCATGGGCCAATACGTTGCGAGAAAGCGTCTTGCGACAAAATGAAAAAAGATGTTGCGATACGCAAAAAATGCGTACATCTTCATCCCCGCCATGAGCTACCAAATTGATGCGAGGCACATGGTCTTCCGGTTCGGGGGAAAGAACCTGCTCTGGAAGAAGTTGGTGTTGGCGGGTGTACTTGTGCAACCGCGAACAATATCAACATGGGTTCGCAGACGGAAAATCCCGCTGGATAAGTTCGCCGCGCTTGTTGCGTTGGCGCACAACGAAGGCTGGTCGCTCCGACTCGAAGACGTGTGCCATAAACTGAAAAGAGAACTAGAAAATGAACCTAAAAAAAATGAGGGACGAGATAGCCAAACGGCTAACCAAAATCTCCGTCCTTGAAGATGAGATAAAGACGCTGGAGGAAGCCATCATGCAAGAGCATGGTGCGAACCTTCAGAACCTGCTGAAGGAAAGCGGACGCGGTTACGGTGAACTATCCACCGAGATTGACGGCGTGAAACTCAAGTACGAGGTGAAGGCGACGTACCTCTGGGATCAGGGGAAGTTGCAGTCCTTGTACGAGTCATTGCCTCTGGCAGATGCGCGTGAGCTCATCAATGCCAAGCTCTCGGTGGCTTCTAAGACCATCGAGCGCATCGGCAACGAAGACGTTCTGCGCCGCGTCATGGAAGCACGCACCACCAAGTTCAGCGAACCCCGCATCTCCTTCAAGTAATGCTCAAAATCATCAAAGCAGACGAGCGCCTCAAGCGCACCTCGGACTGCGTGAAAGCGGTTGTGTTCGGCCCTGCTGGCGTTGGTAAAACCTACCAAGCCCGCACGCTGGACGCGAAGAGCACCCTGTTCGTTGACCTTGAAGCCGGTACGCTGGCGCTGGGCAAAGACTGGAAGGGCGACTGCCTCGACATCCGAGCGACGTCGAACGAGATGGGCGCACACCCATGGGAGCTGGCTAAGGCCATCGCCCTGTGGCTCGGTGGGCCCGATCCAGCGGACGCCAACGGCTCCTACTCCAAGTCAGCGTATGAGTCCATCGTAAAGACGTTCGGGCCGGCCTCGGGGCATGAGCAGTACGAGACGCTGTTTGTTGACTCCATCACCGTCGCAAGCCGTATGTGCTTTGCGTGGTGCCAGCAGCAGCCCGAGGCGTTCAGCGACAAGACCGGCAAGCCCGACACCCGTGGAGCCTACGGGCTTCTTGGGCGCGAGATGATTCG